ATTAGGAATAGAAAATCATTAAATTATTCTTATTGGTTATCAAGAGTTACTGGACCTTCTTCAGTTGAAGATGCTAATTATACGCATAATGATAAACAATATCTTGGAAAATTAGATTTAAATCATTTGTTAAATGGACATCAATATTATGATAAAGGTCTTTCCGGGGAAAAATATGAATTTCACGAATCTTTATCTTTAGATTTATTTGGAGATAAAAATGAATATGAAGAAATAATAAATTCTTCAATTGCTGAAAATTTCTTTCAAAAAGAAGCAGTTCCAAAAATAGTGGCAAGACCTGGAGAACATTTAATAGAGGGATCAAATAATTCATATATTTTATTAGGCTCAGACAGAACAATTTCAAAAGTAAATGCAAGATTAGAAAATACAAAAAATTTAAATATTTTCAAAACAAAACCCGGTACACAGTTAGGTTTAAAATCTTTAACATCAGATATTGATTTAAACCCTATAAGCGAAAAAATTTTAGTTTTTGAAAAAGTAAAAGAAGAGCAAATAGGTTGTGTAGATATTGTTGCGGGAAAAATTCAAAAAAAATATTTTAAAAAAATAGATTTAAGATCACATGATAACAAAAAATCTCTTTGGAACGAAAGAGATAAATTTGCAGACAATAAAATTGATAAATTAGATTATTTTAATAATGTTGATAGTTTAAATTTTGAAGACGATAAATCAAGGATTTTTATATCTCAAAAAACCAATTTATCTAAAAACTTTAATATTTTATTTGATAATGATTTTAATGAAAAAAGCGCAGGTATTTGTTTAAAATCAGATAACATTTTAAGTATTTCAAGAAAAAAACTTGGTTTAATTTTTCAAGAAAATTTTAATTCTACCGAAGAAAATTGTAGTTATTTGTTTCTCAACAAAGAAATAAAATTAAAATCTTCAAAATTATCAAATATTCTAATAACAAATGAATCTTCTAAATTTGAAATTAAAGATGATAAAATAAAAATAGGAAATGACAATGTTGAACTAATTAATACAATTTATTCAGCACTAAAATTATTAGTAGATAATGCATCATCACTAACATTATCACCAGTTGGACCAACATCTTTAAATCCAAATATTTTATCACAATTACAAAAATTATTAAATGATCTTAAAAAGATAGGTGATGTTTAATGTTAAATTCTTTAGATCAATGGGTTAAAGAATTTGAAATTTTGTCAAAAAATAGCAAAAATATTTTATTTTTATCTAATTTTTTAGGAAATATGACATCAGGTAAATTAGAATTAAATCTTTTATCAATGTCAACTTTTACATTTAATGAAGAATTATTTAAAACGCAAATATCATTAATGAAAGTTTATGATAATAAATTTTTACCAAATTCTATTTTAGCAAACGCTTGGGAATCTTCTATATTGGCATCTACATTTATTGTTACACCCGGAACTTTTATAAAACCTACGCCAACCCCTGCTACAACATTCTCAACACCACCTATTGTGATACCAGATGTTTCTTTAAGTGTAGCAAAACAAAATTTAGAATCAAATTTAAATAATTTAAATTCACAAGAGTCACCTTATCAATTTATAAGATGTTTTTATAACGCATTTTTAAGTTTAACATATACAATTACGGGTGTGAATTCAATAATTCCTACGCCAACACCGTTACTAATAAATTCAAATACAATATAATTATTATTAATGTCATTTAAGTTTAAAAGTTCTGGAAAGACAGTATCAGAAATTAAAAACACTAGTGTACAACAAAATAAAGTTACACTATATGGTTTAAAATTTCCCTTTGAATTTGATGATAAATTTACTTTTTTAAAGTGTAATACAAATTCGATTGATCAAATCACGGATGATTTGAAATTATTAATAATGACTAACTATGGTGAAAGATTAGGTATTTATGATTACGGAGCAAACCTAAAAGAATTACTAACTGAAAATTCCAGCGGCAGTCCTTTCAATGAAATTGCAGCTGAAAAAATTTACAGTGCAGTTTCAAAATGGATGCCATTTGTTAATTTATTAGATTTAAATACTGAAGTAACCCGAGATTCAAAATATGCAACATCAGTTCTTAATTTAAAAATAGATTTTTCTGTCCCACAACTAAGTAATGAAACAAGGACTTTAAATTTTATAGTAAAACTATTCTAAGGTTATAGAAAATGTCAATAAAAGATAAAATAGAAATAAGAAATAGATCGTTTTTAAATAAAACTTTTGAAGAGTTTAGAAATGACATGGTAAGTTATATAAGAACATACTATCCAGATAAATTACAAGATTTTTCTGTAAATGGCGTTCTCGGGAGTTTAGTTGACATTGGTGCTGCGGTAAATGATAATATGTCATTTTATTTAGATCATCAATTTTCAGAATTAGATCCAGACACAGCAATTGAAGATCAAAATATAGAAATGCACTTAAAAAATGCAGGTGTTAAAATATTAGGTTCATCACCTGCTGTTGGTGAATTAACAATTGAAATTGAAGTTCCTGCAGATGGCGTTGATTTAACAAAACCAAATGATTTAGCACTTCCAATTATTAAAAATGATTGTGTATTTACTTCCTTGGAAGGAATTAATTTTAGATTAATAGATAATGTAGATTTTTCTGAAAAAGATTCTTTAGGAACATATAAAGCTATCATTTTACCTACAGAAAATAATACTTTTATATTTAAAAAGAAAGCGTTTATAATATCAGGTGATATTATTACAGAAAATTTTAATATAGGAAATTTTACTGCATTTAGAAAAATAACATTACAAAACAAAAATATTACTGATGTAATAAGCGTCAGAGATTCTTTTAACATAAAATATTATGAAGTAAATGATCTATCTGAAGATACTGTTTATCAAACAATAACTTCAATAAATAATAATAATGAAATTGTAAAAGATTCTATCAAACTTGTTAGCGCCCCATATAGATTTACATCTGAAGTTTCAATTACAGATAGAAAAACAATATTAACATTTGGTGGTGGAAGTGGATCAGGATTTGAATTAGATGCTATACCAGACCCAAGTGAATATGCAATTAATTTTTATGGTAAAAAAATTAATAAAAATTTCTCATTAAACCCTTCAAAATTACTAAACACAAAAACATTAGGTGTTGCATCAGAAAATTGTACGTTATCTGTAACTTATAGATATGGGGGAGGATTAAGTCATAACGTTCCTTCACTTTCTATTACTAATATTTCAATAAAAAATATAGAATTTAATGATTTACTTACTAATCAAACTATTAAACGAGATGTAAGTAGAAGTATGTTAGTCTATAATGAATCAGAAACAAGTGGTGGTACAGATGCGCCAACAATTTCCGAATTAAAAGCGTTTATTAAATCAGAAAAAAATTCTCAATTAAGAATTGTAACAAAGCAAGATTTATTAGGTAGATTATACACAATTCCATCAAATTTTGGAAGAGTATTTAGGGCTTCATTAAAAGATAATCCAAATAACCCATTATCTACACAACTATTTGTGATATCTAAAAACCTTGATAATAATTTAATTATATGTAGTGATTTACTAAAAAACAATTTAAAAACATATCTCAATAATCATAGACTAATTTCAGATTCAATAGACATATTGGATGCTCAAGTGGTTAATCTAAGATTAAAATTTCAAATAATAAAAGACCCTGCATATAATAAAAATGATGTTTTAAATAATATTTTAAATAAATTAAAAAACTATTTAAATATTAATAATTTCTATATTGATCAACCAATAATTTTATCTGAAATAGTTACATTAATAATGTCAACTGAGGGTGTTGTTGCTATGGAACCATTTAGCGATAAATCAATGTTAAAATTTGAATGTTTAACAGGAATAGTAAATGAAAATATTTATAGCAATTCATCAATAGATATAAATTCATCAATCAAAAAAGGTTTATTAATACCACCAGCTGGTTCAATATTTGAATTTAAATACCCAGATATAGACATAATAGGAAAGATTTCATAATGTATAGAATCTTTAAGGCAAAAAAAGATACGTATATTACGAATAGAATAATCTCTAATAAGAGAAAATTTTATTCGAATGTTGGTAATGCAACTACTTTAGATTTATTTAAAATTTACGGTTTAACATATACAAATAATCAACCAAACATTGAACTTTCAAGAATATTAATAGATTTTAACATAGATGATCTTATAAATGACTTTAATAAAGGTTTGCTAGACACAACTGATCCAACCTTCAATTGTACTTTAAAATTATTCGGGGTCAATTCAGGACAGATGACACCAACAAATTTTAGTGTTATTTGTTATCCATTAGCAAAAGAATTTTCAGAAGGTATCGGAAATGATATAGTTTATTTTCAAGATATGGATTCAGCTAATTTTATTTCAGCTTCAACAGATATAGTCTGGGGTGGAATTGGTGCAAACTTATCAGGAACTTTTGGTACTAATAATATAGATTTAATAAGAAATCATATTACAGAAGGAGATTTTTTTACGACCTGTAGTTTTATTACGGGTAAAGAAAATTTAGAGATTGATGTTACAAAATTTATAAGTGCATCATTAAATGGACATATTCAAAATAACGGATTTAGATTATCTTTTATAGAATCTGAAGAAAATGACTTAAAATCAAGATTTGTAAAAAGATTTGCATCAAGAAATGCAAAAAATCCCGAAATACAACCTCAATTAATAATAAAATATGATGATTCTATAATTGATAATACAAATAATTTTGTTTTTAATTATGAAGGTAGAATATTACTTTACAATAATATAAGAGGTACACTTAGAAACATAATTTCTGGA